ATGGCCGTCTCCTGATAGCCCTTCTTTGCAAGCTTCTTACACTCAGAATATAATTCGTAGTCGTCGCCTTTGGCTTCTCGCTCAGCATCTTCAATAGCCTGCTTAGCTTTAAGTGCGGCATCCGAACTCATGCACACTGCAGCAATAGTACCAATAGCACCCATTGCTGCCAGTATTGTTGGCGCGTTTTTCACTAATACTTTTTGAATCTTTAGGATAGCTCCTGCTTTCATTTAGTTTCCTTTCCTAATTTTTGTCGTACAAAAATATAAGTATTACTTTTCCATGTGATTCCTTTCTGTTGAGATTTAATACTCTCACTTAAGGAGCTGGAAAAGTTGCGAGGTTAGTTGTTCGGATAATATCGAGTAATACGTATACCTGGATTAAGTTTCTCTCGAATTTCCATGTAATAAATATCATTAGAAGTAACTCGTTCACCGAATAACGTAGAGGCATCGTGCTTTATTGGATTAGATTCATAAGTCCAATCGTCAAACAACTCAGCTTGCTGATCTCCATATGAAAATATACGACCTGCTTCCCCTCGATTGCCGGTTACTGTTATAGTTCCGCTTTTCTTTAACGGAACGTTCTCGCAAATCCACAATTCGTCTGTTATACCAGAATCCGGAACTGCTTTTGTATTTGGCTTGTATACAGTATGCTTCGAAATATCATTCGGTTCATATACAGAAAAAGTTTGGCCATCTACATTTTGCGATAGTCCAGCTAAACATTTATCAATACTTGGGGCAAATGAAATTCTTGGAGTATTAGAATCCTCATAGCCGTTTCTTGTAAAGAAATTATCAGGCACTCTTGGATCTAACTCAGTTAATGAATCATTACTCGAGATGAAATATGCATGGCCAGAATAATTAGGCAACATTTCAGTATTCTTGGGTGGTATGCCCAGTTTTTTCATCGCTTCTTTTTTGCCGTAAATATAATTACTCCCATAAGGGTCTTTTATAAAACCAGCTTTTCTAGCAAGTGCTATAGAGGCTTTATTATTCTTATCGACTGGCCACCACATAGAATCATACTCATCTTGATTGTTAAACCAAGTTTTCATATCGTCGACTAACCGAGTGCCAGTTCCTTTGCCTTTAGATATGACTCCTATCCCGATTTCAACTCCACGAGTTCCGTCGACGTTGTCTTCGCTGGAAATTTTTTCAGCAATAATGAATCCATCATCAGCTAATCCATTATAGGCTACTTGCTTTTTGTATTCATGATAGCTCGAAAAATATCCGTCACCGTCATTAGTGTCGGGATCAATTAAACGTCTATCTGATAACGGCATTGACTTATAAATATCATTGAGTTTTTCATAAGACTTTTTAGAAATTCGCTGATGACTATTCAATGGGTATGGAGGGCCATTCCGTACACCCCATTGCTGACCTTTAATTCCATGATGAGAAATATCAGTGTCATCGTCATCAACTTCGGCAGCTCGAAGCTCGCCTAAAGCCCTGAAAATTTTTTCACCGAATATCATTCTGTATCCGCATCATACTCACCAGGCTCGAGAGCATCAGGATCGTCTTCATCATCCTCGACGTCCTCAATCTCCTCAGCCTCGCCCTCTAAGTCATAAATATCATCGTGCTCGAAGCCGAGCGCATCCTCTTCGTACTCCTCGCTGAGAATGTTATTAATTCTAGCAACTTCATTACGATCTACTGTATAATCGTTAATGTCCTCGTCATCATCGGAATATGACATACTCATGTCAACATACGGAATGTTGTACAATGAACACATCATATGCTCAATGATGCATCCTCTAGCAAAACGCCAATCGCTATCAAATACAGCAAGATCTGCCTCAGCGAGAGCGCTAATAGACTTACCTAAATACCATGCTCCACAAGATCCAGGATCATTCAGAATATCAATGGGTGGCTCATCAGTCCAAACGGTATCTATCAGCTCGAACTGTTCACCCATCTCTGCAGATACAATCTGGCAGATTGCATGCATGTCAGAACGAATATCATCAATTTCTCGGCCATTCATTGGTAGGCTAACAAACAACTTAGGCAATGTTTTCTCCTAACAAAAATATAAATAGTAATAAAAAGTAAAAAAAGTAAGGAGCCTTATTCAGACTCCTTACTTTCTGACCGACATTAACAAATATCAGTTTACTCGGTATCACTCTCAATAGTATCGGACTCGATCGTATCGACAACCTCAGAACTATCCAGTACCTCGGCCTGATCAGAAATATCAATCATGTCGTCACTATCCTGAGCAGCAGACAACGCCAACGCGCTGCTGCCGAACAGCATAAGCAACGAAGCTGCGAACTTCATCTTCTGCTCAGTCTTCATGCCAAATATAAAGTTCTTAATCTTGCCCAGTGCATTCTTGACCGTATCCATTCCTATCTCCTTTCAAGAGTTTTTCTGACCATTGCTGGTCCGGTCAACTAATAAAGAGTAAATTTTGCGAAAATATCAATGCTAATAGTCAATCAATTTCATTACCATCCTTATCTAAAATTTTCTTTCCTTGAATTTTTGCTCCGCAATGCGGACAAAACTTTTCAAAAAGACCCAACGAGTTATTACAATTAGAACATGTACAACTTCCTACAACATTATCGTCATCGTACATTTGAATAATCGCATAGCAATAGACTCGTTTAAAATATAATTCTTCTGTCTTTGGATCATCAAAAGTTGTAAATAGTCTTTGTAAAACTATCTTTTCGGGGAACGGGCCTTTTAAAAAATTAAAAGTAAGTTCATTGTCAGCCATTGTTTAATGCCTTTATCGATTTGTACTTTCGTGCTTCTGCACCGTCAATAATTGTCATTATAGAATTATACTCAGACGTGGTTAACAACTTTTCTTCATGCATTCGTTCGATACATGATCGACCGTCTTTTATAGAAAATTCGAAATCCGCTGGAATATCAATGTCGCCGAATTCTTCATACTTCATGTCGTCATCCTCTAAAAGAAGTGTGTAATCCATCAATGACCATCCGCCATCAGCTGTAGCAGATTTAATCTTTCGATTACCATACTTCTCTACAAAAATATCATAGTTTTTGACCCATTCACCCCAACGGTATTCAAGACTGTCAATCTTTCCATGATAACCCATAAGATCCCATAGAGTAGTGTATGCTGAACCAGGTGAAATATGTATTTTTCCCCAGTCATTCTTATGGGAAATAACGCTATTTAGAAATTGGTTAACTGTTGGGTGTCTATTCGGGAATCTAAATATAACGTCGTATGGAGCAGTACAATCGCAACGTTCTGCCCCACACTTTCTTAATTCGAATAATTGATGTAAAAATGTCATAGCATTACTTTCTCTATGAAGCACAATTCGTCATCTGGAATATAATAGAAATCGAATTCGTTCTTTTCATAATTTCGAACCATACTAAATACACGTCGATCATTATACAAATATACTTGACGTCGGCTATAGCATTTAGTTTTCTTTCTAGGAACTGGTGGAGAAGGATTCATCTTTTCGATTACTCCTATCCAAATTTTTTCAGGCATTGGTGTCAAACGAATATCCATCTTATCGTGTACGTCGACGACAAGATCATACATGTCTACTCCATTACCAATCATTTTATGGAATACTTTCTATAAAGATTTAAAAATATAATTGAGATAGTCCCCACCTAGTTTACGCCATATACTATCTCATGCAGATCTCATTCCCGAGTATAGCTCCTACATCGGCTACACCGCTGCTCCCGGCTAAAATATCAATACCCAAACATAGTGGATGCGTAGTTAGCAGTTCTAAGCGCTTTCTCTAGAGCTTTGGTTCCCTCTTCGAGAGACTTAACTTGCTTAGCGGCAATATCACGCTCTTGCTCCTCAAGACGACGCCTGCGCTGATCATCAATCTCAAGTTGCTTACGCTTGGTTTCCTCTTCCTCCTTGAAGCGCTTATGCTGCCAATATGACTCAGGAGCATCCTTCTCGAATTCTCTCTGAGCCTTTCGATCAGCATCTTCCCTATTGCGCTGATCTATCTTAAGACGCTCTTCCGATTCGATGCGCGCTTGACGAACTTGCGCATCAGCTTCTGCCTCAGCCTTCTTGGCGATCCAATACTCTGGAGGATATGACCCTTCGATCTCAGCCTTCTTGAGCTTTGTCTCGGCCTCAAGCTTTCGATTTTCCTGCTTTGCTTTAAGTTGACGTTCCTTTTCAGCATGATTGGAATAAATAAGTGCGCCTAGTATAGCAACCATACCAGTTGTAGCAATAATAGCAACCTTAACTTCCTGTGTCATGATCTTTTCACTTTCTTTTGAGTATTGACTATGAAAATATAATTATTAGTTATGTGAAATACATGCATTTGCCCAGAACATAAACTCTTGAAGTTTAGTTAATGCTAGAGATTTCTCTCGACTATCTGGACAATAAATATCAGTAATGTCTGCTAGATTAAGAACCTCTTCTCGAATCTTTTCGGATGCCCGCTTTTGCTCATCAGTCATCTTAACAAATTTAAAACGTGATGCAATATCTTCCATTGCCATAAATATAATTCTCCTTTCAAGAGCTATTATTCTGTATAGTTAGATACTATAAGTAGTAAGGCAGCTAATATTGTAAAAATTAGAAAATGAAATATCCAAAATCTAAAACTTTCATCATTTACCAAACCAACAATAACTTGAATAGCTATCAGTATATGATAGAATTTTTCAAAAGTTGGTCTATCCATAAAATATCTAACATCCTTCTTCTCGAATTCGTTGCGAAAAATGTGTTTTGGGTTGACTAGCTCGATAAAGAGACATAATAAGTCCGCCAAGATCATAATCCATAGAATTCAAGAATATAATAGAGAATACCGCACCTTGAGTCATTGATTGGATTGAATCGGTGAAATGGGCTTCAGCATCTTTCCATGCTGCATAGTTCTTATCGGATCGATCTTGAATATAACGATTATGTAGACGCTGTATCCACTGATCTTTGAGAGAATAATGCGGACAAATAATCACAACGGTATACTTGTCTTCTGGATTATACTTTCGAAGTTCCGATCTGACGCACTCGTGTGACGAGATTAGAACAATATAACCTTGACAAGCAAGCGATACAGCTATGCGACAATATATAATGTACCAATTTTCATCACGTTCACCATCGATTTTAAAATTGCTAGATTCGAGATCAATAATACCATCTCGTTTTGATGCTAGAGTACTTTTACCAATTCCCTGATAACCAATTACAATCATGCCTTTGCCATTGTGAATCGGACTCATAATAGACTCTCCTGATTTAACTTCTTGTTGGACAGGTAAAATATAGTCAATCATTTCGAATGCTTCTTGATTTGTTTTAAAATATGACGGTGCACAGTTTCTGGAGCAACATTATGCTTTTTTGCTATTTCGGTTTGAGTTAACCCTTCATCAATACATTCTTTATAAAAATTCGCACTTTCTTCTTCGGATACTGTTTTATATGATCTTTGTCTTGGGAATAATTCCCTATGAGTATGAAAGTAACAATATAAACTAGTCGGATTAATATGTAATTTCTTGGCTATTTCCATCGTAGTATAGCCAAGATTCTGAAGCGCTTTTATTTGATCAATATATCGTTCTATCATAGGAATTTATTCTTTCAATGCATTTGGCCAATTCATTAGAATAAACTTCTTAAATTGCATCATACTTACTATAGATCCTTTCATTTTTGCTAATACAATATTTTGCTCTAGGTCATACCAAATATCAATTTGAATGTTGTACAGTTTAAAACATGCTTGGAACAAAATGTCTTCTGGAATTTCTACATCTGGAGAAAATTCTAGTAAACCAATAGCAGTATTATTATGTATTTCGATTTTCATACATCTATTCGTCCATAGAAGAAAGAATTTTGTCTATCAATAAACTATTTATTGATTCTCTGGATAGTATTTGATTTGTCGAAAATATAAATCTCCACCATTACTTGAGATGTCTTCTACAACGTAAATCGTCCAGTCATTTAGAGTGAAGAAATGCTTCTCGTATTTATCATTTCCAACAGCACACAAAATATCAATAGCTCCGGCACTCGACTGAACTGAGAAAGTTCCTATAAACTCTAGAATAATCTTGTCTGTACGAGTATTAATGATCGTTAGCTTTCTAGGAGTTTTGAATTCGTCTGCTTCACGACTAATTTCAGTTGATTTACGTTCTGCTTCAGTACAACCAGTACAACCAGGCAGGGTTAGAAATATAATAGTAATTACAAGTATAATTGAGAAACAAACGCCCATCTTTTTCATACTTCTCCAATTGTGTCATTTTAATAAAGTATTGGGTATACAGATACTATACAATGACTAAAAATATAATAGTCGTTCTTGCACGGTATTTCGATAGGATTTTGTGCATTTGCTATTCTATTGGCTTCTTTTATTTGCTGAACAGCATCATTTACGGATGGAAATTCTTGTAGCAATTCGTATCGCTTACCGTCTGTTGCACCTACACCAATTTTCATAATTTCTCCAAATATAAATAGGTGCCCCTGACAGGATTTGAACCTGCGACCTTAGGTTTAGAAGACCTCTGCTCTATCCACTGAGCTACAGGGGCATTAAACACAAATATCAGTTAACTATGTATACTGCTATAGAGTTCTTTATCATAGCATCTGCTGTTGAAATCATTAGATAACCTTCTTTGAAAAATATAATAGGTGGCCCCGCAGAGAGTTGAACTCTGATCCACCGGTTATGAGCCGGCTGCACTAACCGTTATGCTACAGGGCCATTAATCAGCATGCTATCTAAACTCTTCCTACAAATATAAACACAATCGTAAGGACAATAAACAAGCATATGCCTAAGAGTATTAGACGCATTGGATCAAAAATATAATTAAACCATAGCTTAGCCATTTCACTAATCGAGTAAACGAATCCGATGGTAGACACAATTGACACAAATAATACATCTTTTATAAAAAATTTATTCCAATTATTCATTAGATTCTTGTTCCTTATCCAGACATGCTTAAAATTAATATGAATACATGAATATAACTAAGCATTGCAAATATTTTTTCTAAAAAGCAAAATCATCGAGATCGTTCATGGTTACTCCCAAAACATAATGGTGCCCCTGACAGGATTCGAACCTGCGACCTTAGGTTTAGAAGACCTCTGCTCTATCCACTGAGCTACAGGGGCAAATATCATTATTTCTTTATAGAATAATCCAAGAATTTACTAGCGCGCTGAAATTGCTCACTATAGACTACCAGATCGGACGATACTTGTTTAATAATATCTGTGAGCTCTTTCACCTTATCAGCATCTCGATTCTTTAAAGAATCCACTTGTCTTTGCAGAATATCATTACGAGTTTGTAATTCCACAAAGTTAACAATAGTTGGACGTTTCAAACTTGGATCGCTCAAATATGTAATTAGAGTTTTAATTTTGTCTAAGACATCTGGATGTATCATACCAGTTCTAAATGCTTTGCTAATAATCGCATTAGAATATCCGATGTAGTAAATAGAACTCTGATTACCCAAATACGATCGTTTGACACCTAGATTTTCCAATTTTTCTAAAATATCATTCGGATTAAATTTTACAGTTTTTCGAGTATTCATTTTTCAAACCTTATAGCTTTTCATCTACCCATAATACTGCATATGTAAGACATACGCATATCAACCATGTGGTAACTCCTAGCAAAATATCTACCAAGAAATCATTGTACTTTTCGATCATAGGTTTCTCTTTGTTTCTTATAATACTCATCTATACGTTTTGTCACTCTAGCTTTTTTAGAGTTTAAACGCTGAAGTACATTTTCGTATTGATGCTTGTATAACTCGAAACGCGAATTCGTTTCTGAGATTTTTGCATTTAAATATTCTAATTCAGAGCAATCTCGCTCGAACTCCATAGCTTCTACTAATTCTTCATGCGTTTTATAATTTCTGGTATCAATCATAGAATTAGTTCCCTTAAATATAATGGTGCCCCCGGTGGGATTCGAACCCACACGTCTTTCGACATCGGATTTTAAGTCCGCTGCGTCTGCCATTCCGCCACGGGGGCAAATATAAACGGCTTCATTCCGATTTAATTCGGTGCGCGCTATCTACGATGCTATACCGAATATTTCATCGAGTGGCCAATCTCAATACGCATGACTTTATTGAGAATCCTATTCTCTCGTCCGTTGCTACCGGTGGAAATCTCTTTAGTTCATTCTGCAGATTAACTAAAGTTACTCTTGCCGTTTTAGAATATAAATGGTGCGCCCTATGGGTCTCGAACCCATGACCTTGGGATTAAAAGTCCCCTGCTCTGCCAACTGAGCTAAGGGCGCAAATTATCTACACGCCAATAACTATCTTTCCGGTTCTTAAAAACTCATTAAACGCGTATGCCGGACATTCAATATTGCATCTAGGACATCTCAAACATGGAATGATGCCATTATAGTCAACATATCGCATATTAATTTGGAAATGAACATCAGTGTCACATCTCGGACAATGCGCTTCCACATCTTTATGAATAGCCATGACCAAATCGCTTTCTGTTCAAGAATATAAAACGACTAGATCCCCACCAATCTAGTCATGCCGTACAAACCCATACAGTTGGACGTATTTTACGAATCTCCCTCGGATTCAACCGCCTCGCATACTATACGGCTCCAAAAATATCCAGTTGCCCCTACGGTACTAGCAGCCCACTATAGCCTAGGTTCTACAGTGTCTCGATCGAGTAGTACCAAATATCAAACACACTTTCTGGATTTTATGTCAGTCTCCTGTGCAAAACCTGACACCCACCAAATATAAACTTACTTTATTGGAATGATGCAATCCGGATTAAGAACCAACAAAGAATCGCAATCCCATCCATAGAGATCCATATAGATAGTGTCCCGAATATAAACCTCTATTGCATCGCAACCCAATTTAAGAAGTTTCTCAAAGTCCAGATAGAATTCATTCCTTGCAGATGGATACCGAGAACTAAAATCTAAACACAAACCATTTTGCTTAAGGCGAACAAGATCATCACGGCTTTTGATACTCAGAATTTGAGCGTTGTCCTTAATAGTAAATATAAAAGAATCGATTAAACGTTCTATACGAAAATGATTATCCATACACCATTCGTACCAATTATTATCCGAGTCACAAGGACTTGCCCAAAATCCGCCCTCTGGTTTGCTGAAGCATACGCAATTGGTGATAGGATTGAATTTGTCTAGTTTGAATTCAGTGTCACCATAATGAATATACTTCTTAGTCATTTTAGTTCTCGCTTTCTATTGAGCTTATGAAATATCATTTACTTAGAATACTTCATCAAATACTTGATGGTACGCAGATTACCCTTGTACACCGCCCTGGTGCAAATATGCTGAAAGACTTTGCAAGTAAGAATAGCCCCAGCAAGAAATACGAATCCAATAGTCTTACCAGGATTATCATCAATCCAGTTATTAATGATCTTACGAATATACTTCCCATCGACCTTTGTATAGCGATGAGTATCATCCTCGTAAGTATTTGTGTTGCTAGTTGTGTAAGTATTTGTATTGCTGGTTGTCTTAGTATTATGAGAATCAGTTGCCGAAACAGGCTGAGATGCTGCCGCAACTTCGTCACAAAAGGCAACAAACTCCTTAGTTCCAATCTCGGGCATCTTTTCGCCGGGATGAAACTCGTTCCACTTTTTAGTCATAAACTCTTCGAAATTGACTGTAATACCGACCGCCATCGTTTTCTCCTTTCAAGAGATTTATTTAATGAGGAAAAATATAAAGGAGAGCTTCTCGTATAATCTCAACGTACTTCACTCTCCTATCTCCTCATTAAAGGAATGGTAATTTTTGCGAACTACTTATCTGCTACTTGCTGTTTAGTTTCAGCAATTTTTTGCCGAATCTTTGCGGGTGCTTTGTGAACATTTTTCTTAATAGCACTCAACATATCGGATGGCGGCATATCAGGATTTTTACCGAGAACGTTACTAATAGGCTCTTCATAAAAATCAGTAGCATTCTTTCTAGTTCGAAACATTCCATCATGATCATAAAATGATACTAACTCGGCATTAGTAAAAATATCATAGAAACGATATTCCGAAAACATCATTCCGGGAAAAGTTTGAACTGTAGTACTATTTGGATTTAAACCGAAATGCTTGCAAATTTTAACAAAGTCGTCAATATTTAGTTTATAGTATCCGTTTTTTCGAATCATATTAGCAACACACCCCACGATAAAAATACAAACACTAATACCAACATTTTAACCAAAAACAAACTTTGAATAATTATGGCAGCTGTTGCACATGCTAATATGCATATGATTACTGCCATTAAAACTTGTTCAATTTCCATCACCCTAATCCTTTTCGCGAGCATTTAGCCATAGAATATAATCATCTAAATCCATGCCTTCAGATTCAATTTTCCTAACTTCTACATTATTCTCGGCTTTAGTAATTGCCAATTGACATTCGAGTTCCATTTGTCTACGTCGAATATCCATATCAAGCATTTGCTTTCCCCAAAAGAAAAATGTACTAAGAAACACGATGGCGATCACAACCCATCGAACAATTGCTACTATCTGTCGATTGTCATCGGCATCTTTTTTAAGTTTAGTATACACTTCATCTTCTAATTGAACCAAAATATCACGCTCTTTTCTGTAAAGAATTTAATTATTCTTTAGCTTTTTAGCAGCTTTAAAATCCCTACGAGCCTTTGTCTTAGCCGTTTGATCATGCCCATTTTCAGCCAACTTCTTTAGAGCTGCTCGAGGATAAGGAAAACCTAGAACTTCGAAATACTTTTCAGCGATGGCAACAGAAAGACCCAATTCTTTACTGAATTCTTCGCCTTCTGCACAGCCAACCACAGTAGTAGTTCCGTCATTCCACTTAACAATAGTATGAGGTTCATTATAGAAAAGTTCTTTAATAAGCGGTGTATTAGTAGTTCCATATCCAAAAGCAGAGTTGAGTGCGTTTTCCAAAGCATTCGTAAACATGAAACGCTCCTTTGATATACGTCGTACACCATTACAATATTTGGTTTTCTCTCGATATTCTAGCACGGCTTTGAGAATATCACTATCGTAAGATGAAATAGCACGAAAAGTTGCTTCGCATTCATCACTGACTCGATTAATGGCAGTGGCTTTCATCATATATGCAAGACATTCATCAGTGTTCTTATATTGAAGTAAAATATATCTATAGTCAGGATAATTATAAAGAAAGCTAGGAATTGATGAATTCCATAATAGGGTGATGGTTATTAGTGATTTACCAAAACGTTGCTCTTCATTATCTATTATCATACGATCTGGATTGGGTAATTCCGAAACACAAAAACCACTTTTATTAACTACGCTATCCCGTATAGAATATAATTCGTATGAATAATTGTAGTTCAAATTAGGCATTAGCTTCACCATCTTTCAAAGCCTCTTCAAGCTTATTTAAATACCAGCCTGCTTTGCAAATATCCTCAACAGCATCGTTTTTTAAACCAGTTCGCCATAAATACTTAATACAATTACCTTTTAAATATCCAGTAAAGGCTTCTGGGGTCATGCTTGCCTTGATAGCATCAATACATTCTATATCGCCTTGGGTATAATGGCTAGGATGGTTTACTGGGTCATTAATAGCTTTTGTCATAGTCAACAGCCTCATACTTTGATCTACTATCAATATACACCGGCTTTTTAGATTTTAGTGGTAAAATTCTTATGTTGTCGAATGATTGAGAATAATTAGCATTTATTCGCTTTCGTCGAATATCTCGTCTGCTATCTTTATACCCAGTGGCATAGCCGTTATTATAACCAATGTGGTAAGTAGCAAATGTTATTACAAACAAAAGTATAACCATGCCGATAAATGCAAAACACGCAATGATTACAATATGATTTTCCATAAAAATTCGCCTCTTAAAAAGTCAAGTTATTCAAATAGTCATCGATTTTGAAATCCTTCATAAGATACTGTGGAATTGAATCGGATCCGAAATATAAACCAGCAAGTGTTCCAGCAACTGTTGGAATCCAATTTGTAAAACCTCGGCCATGATCAAGTTCGGCGCAATTATACAAAGCGTTTTCATAACTCGTTGCATGAACAAATGCCCAAAGTCCAGCGAAAAACGTTGACTTTGCATCTCGATATATTGGAACATCTCCAGCAAGAATATCAAGTTCTGGAAGAACTTGTAGAATTCCTTCCTGATCCATGTGATTGCAGAAGATATCATGAATAAGATGACAATATTCAATGCAAAGATTTATAGTGTCATCATCGGCATGTGTGACTTTACAAATACTACTAATCGTGAACTCTAAAGAATAATCATGCTCGACGAAAATATCAGAAAAAGCGGCTAAATAAATCCAGCATAAAACCGATCCATCATTGGGAGTAATATAGCAATTTTCGCTACCACTACACAGACCGTCGATAGTTTTGATTTTTGAAGAAATATCATCAATGCAAAAGCCATCGTAGTGTTTCATTGATCGAATGATTTTAGACATAGCAGCTAGCGTCATCGATTTTTCCATATACATTTGAATATCATCATTTAAAGTTTCTTTAGATTCATCACGACCAATTAGCCATCTATCAGTTCCGAGAATATTTCCAACAACTGCGCCAACAATCGCGTCGTTGATTGTGCCACTCATGCCTGAAATCCTTTCTAAAGAAAAATATGTAAAAATATAAAAGAGGGGATCTATAATTTTCTATAGATCCCCTCTTATCTACCGATAAAACTCTCCGCGTCTAGCAGCGCGATCAATCTTCCGCTGCATGCGCATTCCCTTTTCAATCCCTTCCTGATATCGTTGTTCTGCATAGATGTGTACCAGCACACCCATACCAACAAGTATCATTATGGAGTCAATCAGATACTCGCACATAACACTAACGTCCATTGCATCGCCTTTCAAACGTATTTGTAATACCTACCTATTATAGTGCGAGTTAATTCTGCGAGAGTTATATAAGTGAAATATCATTAGAATCGGATTCATGCTTGTCATGGTTAGCAGGTTTTACAATATATTCAAAGCGCTTAAAGCAGTCACATCGCATTTCGCCCGTTCGTTTATTCATAGTAATCTCAAAGAAATAATCTTTATAGTCATGCGATGTAATCATGCATTTAAAACCGCTATAGCCTACAAAAGCAAACCATACAACATAGATTGAATCGCGATCAATTTTTCTATGTTGATTTTTATACCATTTATAAACAATATCGATTGCTTCCTTTTCTCCAGATATTTGACGAGAATCTTTAAATGCTTTCTGCTGAGCCATAAAATATAATTCCTTACTGTTCGTAATCCAATGCTGCATCCAACGATCTACAATCAGCATCCGTTTGAGTTAATATTGTTTCTATAAATGAGAGCGTTTCGACAGCGTCATCTTTTTGATCAGTACTAAGTTGTAAATCTAAAACACCAATTAATGATTGTAAAGAATTCCCATCTTGAACAATTCTTTTCAAAGCATTACGCTTAATCTCTTGCCGAAATTCCCAGTTATTAATCATCGAGCACCACAAAATCCAACTCGGGATGAATGTCATCAAAAATGCAAGGAAGCTCACGAATCATCTCTTCGCATAAAGGCCTCATAATCTCTCGCATTTGATAATGAGCATGAGTATCACAACGCAAAGTGAAAATATCATGCCATTCACGGAAATTAGTCGATACTTTCAGTCGTGTTGCCAGATCATTCGGCAGACAACCTCGTGCTTCCTCTGGTGTTTGTCCCATGTTCAAACGAGCAAAATATTCGTCTTCATCCGCTTGCAATCCACGAACCCATAGATCGTATAGTGCCGCATTATCGATTGAAATTCTGGAATCTTTAATGAAACTTACACTATTGCCGAATTTGTTTTTACTAAAATTGCAATAGCGAGTAGACTGCTGAGAATATCCAGTATGCCTATGGCGAACCAATTCATGACTAATTCCACGATTGATTACGAAGTCAACGGTCATAATAGAATGCTCAAGCGGTGACCCATGTTTTCTGTGATTTCTAATGATATCACATTGCTTTTCATATGATGTGGGATGCGGTGTTTCGTAGCACATACAATATGCATCGCTTATCTGATCTACATCAATTTCTTTTTGAAGACGCACAATTTTGTAAGAAGCGTCAAGAATTTTCATACGATTCTCCATTCGCCATAAGATTCTTTCCTATATCACTATTTCGAAATATCCATCTATTTAGTTTTTCAGAGAGAATTGTCTCATCAATTGATAAGGAAAGCACCATTGCACAAAGTCTAACATCCGTGTATTCTTCAATTAAATTGTCATTAATTTCAGAATATGATTTTGGCGTATAGTTTTCATTTCGCAATTTACGAGCTTTTTTCAAAAGTGCTTGACTAAGCTCGGAACATTCTTCTGCCATCTGCTCATATAGAGCTGGTTCTGAAATTAAATGTCTAATTTTATCCAAATTCGAATATAATTCTGAAGAGCATGAATCATGCTCTTTATTAGAAACCGACAATTAAATCATACCCTTCAAAAATCGTTGGCGGATGCTTTTTAAGTGTAAAATACATTCGCTCAATTACTTCTTCTGGAACATGACGCTCATAACGATTTTTATTACGCTCCAAACAATCGCTAATAGGAGTAGTCGATACCATACAAACTATCGTATTAGCCGATTTTCGAGCAATATCAAGAACTTTAAAGCGATATGCAGATCTACAATTTGTAGCATCATAAACTACATTAAAGCCTTGATTCAGGTATTCGCTAAGTCTCGAATAAACTTTGGTAAACACCTCTTCATTACGATCCTGATTACTGGCGTTACCAGTAATTTCCTCCCGAATATCATCCGGGCAAATTCGAACAAAACCGTAATCATCTGCAAGTTTCTTAGACACAGTTGTCTTCCCTGCTCCAGGTGGTCCGACCATAATAATAAAAATTCTGCCATTATTTAAATCAAGTCCGTTTAAAAAACTAAAACTCATTATGCAACCTCTTTCAAAATATCATTTGGTATTAATTACAGGCTCTAATGTCCAAATCTCTTTTTGACTATCGACTACTGTAAACAATAACGGAAGTTCACCATTTGTTAGGTATAATATAATGGCCCGATCTCCACGGGTTTGAAACATTCGAACATCGTTTTTCACTCCACCAAGTACTTTGCAGAACATGGCATAAATATTTTGTCCACTCATGAAATATGCTCCTGAACTTCTACATAATCGCCATTAATAACATTTAGATCTGCAGTGGTGTCATACTCCATGCCCTCGAATTCGCGCGTTTCTATTACAAAACCGACACAATCATGATGCGCATAATATACTCGCTTGTGTTCAAGTTTATGGTCTTTAATCCATCGAATAAGATCTTTACCAGTAGAATATCCTCGCAGCATTGCTGGATCTAAATCCAATGTCTTTTGCAAAGGCTTTTTCGTATATAAATTCCATGCTACGCGAAGTATTTCAATAGTGGTAAAACCCAATCCGCGAAAGGATTCCAAATCTCTATCGGTATAATCGTTCAAATTCAAAGTTCCATTAAGAATATGCTCAACTATACCATTATCATCTAAAACGTTATAAGCGTAAGTTCCAAGTCCCTTTTTCTTATCAAGTTTGATGCACGCATCAATACATGCCTGATGAAATGGGTTATCCTTGTTCTTCGTCATTATTTGATTCACCAGTGTCTTTCTTTTTGGGTAGAGAATTCAGAAATTTTTCTAAAGCATCTTTCTTTGCATACTTATAATCAAAATGCTCGACCAAAATATGCTTGTTTCCTGGAAATGGGTCGAATTTTGTTGGAATTAAACCCATTAGTTTTTTACACAATGAATGCTCTTTATTTCTCGTATGTCTGCATGTTAAATCAGGTGGTAAATTTTGTGTCCAACAACACTTTTTATCTTCTTCGGAGCAAGCTTTTCCATCACACAAATATAAATAAACGTCTTTTTGAGATTTGTTTGCTAAAGGCTCCGTTTGTTCTGTCATTTAAGTACCCCCATTTCTTCTAAAATATCAACGGCAGTTTCCCCATTGCTGACTCGTTGATTAAGCGATTTCTTTTCGTAATTAGTAAGTTGTCTGCGAAGCATCCACTTGGTATGCGTATGCGGATCATAATATGACCGTTCTGCATACTTACGTTGTGAATAAGTTCGATGACTTACAACAAGACTTTGGCTAGCTCTCAGAAGACTAGCTATTGTACCAATTCCAAGAATTACTTTATCTGGATTATCGATAATGTATTCGATGACTGTTCCTGCTTTGGTTTTACTATCGTTTTTTACATCAATTACAGCATCATGTAAATTTGACAAAAATCCGTAAAGTTTTAGCGGAATAAGCATATTAAAAATTCTCCTTTAAAAAAATAAAAAAGAAGGACCTGTATTTCTACAGATCCTTCTTTATAGGTTTTAAGGCTTTGCTTGGCTTACTTAACCGTAAACCGAGCTTTGTTAATAACTTCCTTGTCCACATTTTTCAGCATTTCCATAAAGTCCTTTGCATCGATCAGCGAAGGATCCTGAGCTTGCTGAGCAGTCTCTTCTTGCTCCTTTCGCCCAGCCTCCTTACCTATCTCGTATACAAACGACACTAGAAAACAAACCTCAATTAGTCCACCGACAAACTTCGCAATCTTAACTCCACTCGGCATAGCAATCATCTCCTTTTCAATCTATGCCTACCTAACCTATTATACAAAACGTAAAAATTGCGAGAATATCAATCACGTTTAATAGGTTCAAAAGTGTTAAGTAACGCAACGACTTCTTTCTCACCTTTTTCGCAAGCGTCACTCATTTGATTTATTAAATTTTCTAACTGAGAAATTTTTTGCGTCAATGCTTCTAACTTTGCTGCGATAAGTTTGTCAGATTTTTCATCATCCGTCAGATTTTCTTCTAGAAAGGCCACCTGACTTTTTAAAAAATCTAATCTTTTTTCTGGCTCATCCAATATTGCAGCTCTAACCTCAGGCTTCACAGAAGTATGCGGATAATCGGGCATCCTCATTAAACATCATCTCCCGGTATAAGTCGGTAGGTGCTTTTCATTAATCATTATCGTTCCTGGAAATATCAAGAACTGATGCAAAACCGATAGGATACTTAGCTTGTTCTTTCGGTACAGATTTGGTTGCTGACTGCTTTTTAAAACAATATGGCGAACGAGGATTCTGCTTTGTCAAATCTTTTATTTCATTTTCGAGACGAGTATTCTTTTCAGAAAGGGCCCATATCGTTGCTATGAGAACTAGATCAAAAGTCGTGTGCATACCTTTAATAAAAAATCGAATCTTACCCATGTCGTACATCACCTTTCACTTTTTTGCAATCTCTTGTGCATGCATTAAAATATCAACGGCTTGCTGACCTATTCCTCGTATTGACAACATCTCCTCTCTGGATAGTTTTAGCCATCTGCCGTGAATATCAATACGTTCGTTATGCAGAGCATTTAGAATTCTGAAAAGCATACCATCTGCAGCATTAAAATCTTCGCATGATTGTTTAATTTCAAATATCATGCTTGGCTTGGATAATCCATATGCTCGTTCTTTTTGAAGTATTTGTCGAATTCTAGGTATGCTAATTTCGTATTCATTCGCTAAGTCAGAATATGACAATCCGGCTCGATGTTTTGCCAAAATTTCTCTATTTCGTGCTATCTTTTCGATTGACATAATTGTCCACTTTACTAAATGCCCATACATTACTCGTGCCGTTTTGTAGAAGAAGCTCGCCGCCAGTAATAACAAGTCTATGGTCCGTGCCTTCATCGGAAAAGCAAATATCAAACGCCCATGTTTTACGATCGCCTATGTATTCTGACATAACAGGTGTTACGACAATATTATTATCAATAAATGCTAACGAACCTTGAAAAAATTCGCACACTCTAGTATTTGCTACATAAGCATCTTTCTGCTCCGGAAATATAACATGTATTTCAAGCATTATTGATCCTTTCTAATCTTGATTATTTAAATAATGTATTTAGTTCCTCTAATATCGGATACAAATTTTTTAAAATCTCTATGTTGCTGCTTCAATCGTTCACACTCATTAATGATTTCATGAAGATCTTCTTCTTTAGTGTAATCGCTGGATATAGATTGATGAAAATATGATTGAGTTTTATAATAGAGTTGTTCTCGTTTTTTGTTGTATTCTCGCTCAATGTCTAGCAAGTAAGCACGCACTGCTGCTTGATCAAATGGGTCAATATCGTCTTCACTTAGCCATGTTTTACTCATTACACAAACCTTTCAGTAAAAAATATGAGAGATGCTTATTCCATTAGCACCTCTCATATTCTTATTACATTTAAATATCTAGATCAAATCCGAACGACTCATTATCGCGCTCAATGGCACTTATAGCTTCATAGTACTGCTGTTGAGCATCAAGAAGATCGATGGTGGCCTTAAGCTTATTGATCAACATGTGACAGCGAGTTGCTTCCATTGCTGAAATATAAGCAAGGTCTTCATAAGTCTTATAGAGCGGCTTGGTCGATTTCTTATCAGTCGCAGAGACCTTATCTTCTTCCTCATCTTCCATGACCAGGATACCCGTAAGAACCTCTGCACCGGTCGTCCACGGATAAAGCTCGCCTTGATCACCCAAAGCATCACGAAGTTTATCCATGATCTCTTTTGACAGCTTCATATCACAAAACTCCTCTCTTGGCACTTTTGGCCATAAAAATTTTGAGCAGCAATAAAAATATAACAAGCACTGTTTACCTGTCACATTCTTACTCCACTCCATCTCATTATATGAAACGTAATTTTTGCGAGAAAAAAAATAAATACCTGTTTTTCCCACGGATTTACCGCTCGACCTTTGTCGATTCCTCTTTGCCTAGTCTCCCTCATACCACCTAGGTCCGCTACAAGATTCCTATATAAGCGCAAGTTAAAATTGCGAAGATATAAGTTTTTCTAACGCTTGCATTTCAGATTTTGTTAATGGTAAAACCTCTAAATAATATTTATCTTGGCTTGGATCTTCATCCACTATAGAAGGATAATGAGTAAGTTTTTCTTGAATATAATCGAGAACCTTTTTAAGTTTTTTCTGTTCATCCATCACAATACATCTCCTAACGTAAAAAACTAAAAGCAAGTTAAATATCAACTTGCTAAAAGTTTTTGGGTTTTCCCAACACTAATGGATGGGTGTAAAACGGACCATACTTTCTTTGCATTTTATCTAAGTGTTCAATAATAGCAATCTTTCCAAATATACCTCCTCGTTTACAATTTTTTAATTCTATACAGTTGTAATCAATTGTTTGATACTTAGCAATCGTTTTTGCTATACCAACAATTAATCTATAAGCTTTCTTTTTGTTATTGCAAAACCCAATAGTTTGTTCGATTACTGGTAAATTTTTTGATAAATACCATGCAATTTTTATTTCGTATTTCATAAATCTCCAATCTTAACCCATCTTATATAGTATGAGTTAAAATTGCGAAAAAAAAATACAAAAGGCAAATATAACGAAAAAGAGAAAGCCCATGTATAAACTTTCTATACATTGGCTTCTCCTTTTTGGCTAGATCTCCTTGAAAGCGCAAACTGCGCCTGCCAAAGACGTTGCTCCAGCCAACATGTAGCTCGTCAAGGCTATCGTACCGCCAATTCGTGGTGCAAACTTGCTCACCAAGAATCCGCTGATGATAGTCGTAACTAGCAGACCCGTTGTTACTTTCATAAACTTCTCTGACATCATTTTTGTACCTTTCTACTAGGTCCAACCTTTCTTATATTAGAGCAGGTATTTTTAGCGAAGGCAAAAATTTTTATAAAAAGTAAATATAACAAAAAGAGAAAGTCCGTGTTTAAACTTTCTACACGAACTCCTCTTTAAAACTACTCTTCGACAAACAGCATCTCGACAAACGTAATTCCGCTGCCAGTCCAGACGATTCTGTCATTTGATCGGTCAACGACTTCGACGCCCATCCGTAGAACGAAGTCCTCTTTCCATTCGATCCAACTCGCAGCCCATTCGCGAGCTTGTTCGGATGACGAGAACTCACGTTCCACGTATCCATCGACCCTAACCAATTCCTTTCCGGAATCGTCATACTGAATCTGCTCATACTTTAGTTTCATCGTAACGCCTTTCTCTGAATAACCTTTCCTATATTAAGGAAAGTAAATTTAACGAGACAAAAATATAAAAGGAAGTTTCAGGCTTCGAACCTGAGTCTCCGTCATTATCGATCGGCGTTCTACCATTGAACTATTTGTCCGACCTAACTTAGGGCTCCGCGCAGTGGTAAGACACCTAAGCCTGCCGGGGTTTATACTCCTCTTCCTCATTATATGAATGGTTATTATGGCGAAGAAAAATATAAACGCCCTGTAAAAGCAGCGTCTATATAAAATTCTAAATTAATCTTGCATAAACAAACATGTATTTCAACACTTGTAGTGCAGTCACTTTTACTCGTTTATATGATCTGTATACGAAATTTTTCCAAACCTTATACATTCTATAATCATTACGCTTTATTGCATCTCGCATAAAGCTAACATTCATTTTATAAATATTAAGGTCTATTAACAGTGCTTCGCGTCGATTCCTATAAACTTGTATATGATCCCGCAATAACATTTGTTCAAAAGATGTTAAATACATTTTATCCTCCATTCATAGAATCCTATATGAATAATAGTAAATATTGCGTAAAAATGGCGAAAAAAATAATCAATGGTAAAAAAAAGAAGGGCGCTTTTATTACGCTACTTAACCAAAATAACATTGCCCAACTCGTAACTTTCAATGGTTCGTTTAACACCTCCATATTCTCTAATGCATTTATCACACAAATGCACCTTACCAAATATGTCGCTCTTAAAAACCTTGCCATTATACTTACCACAAATTTCACATTTGTTCTTTTTCATTTTTATCGCTCCTTCTAGCGCCCTTCTTATAATACAAAAGGTAAATTTAACGAGGCAAAAATTTTTACAAAAGGCAAATATGACAAAAAAGAAAGGAGCAAATTTAGATTTTTACAACAAATCTCCATACTTTTTAATCAATTCTTCAATAGTATACATATCACTTTCTATACGAGCAGATTGTTGACCTCCGCGTTTGTTTGCTTCGGCTACTGCCTTAGCCCTTCTACGCTTTTTACAAATATAATCTGCTATATCGCACATGCGATTTCCAACCATTGTTCCTACAACAATTATTCCAAATAATCCAAGATTGTTCATAATCTCCTCTATTCTTGCTCCTTTCTCATATTATGTACGGTAAAATATGCGAAGGCAAAAATTTTTACAGAAGATAAATATGATGAAAAAGAGAAAGTCCATGTATAAACTTTCTATACATAAACTTCTCTTTTAGGAAACGTTATCCAATAGATACCTCGCATTCCTTAATTTTCTCGTTCAACACCACCTCCTTAATATGGAGCACGTACAACTCTTTGTCGATATACCTAATCATTTCAACTGCTTCATTACGAAGCATGGCCTTGAGAGTGAGACTCTTTATCTCTTCCCAATACCACTTTGCCCGATAAACAGCCGAAATGGTCTTTGCCAGTTCTACCTGCTCTTCCATCAACTTTTTGTGTTCAATCATCTTAGTCGGTTTAACTATTGTAATGCACATGTTTTACCTCCTTGGATAATAACCTTTCCTATAATAATAAAGGTAAATTTAGCGAGGTAGGAAAAAAAATATAAGGAGCTGGAAATCTTACGACCTCCAGCCCCAGATATGCTAATCGGTCATCTATATGAGATTATATATCTTTATAACCATTATGTATAGCATCTAAATATGATTCCCAATACCCATGCTTTTTAAGCCAAGCTGCTTCTGCTTCTTTGTAATCATCATTATCTTCAGAATCTAATAAATTTTTAAAACGTTTGTCCTTACTCATTTCTCTATATACATTCATAAAATCACTTTTGGTATTTGCTCCAAATACTTCATGCATTGCGTCATCCATAAAACGATGTCTTCTGCTGGATGGACTATTATGGTATTCTTTTTCTTTTGCCTCTTGCTTTTTCTTCAATTCAATTTTTCTATCCTGTTCAATTTTAGAAACAATATCAGGGTCTAATCTTGAGCGTATACGATCTGCTTTTTGCTGTGCTTTTACAGCTTGAGTCATTATCCTAGCGCGTTCTATCCTACTTTTGTTAGGATGTATTTGCGAATTTAAATGCTTAGCAGCAGATTCGTAAGAATCTGCACGTCGCATAAGCTTTTTTGTTTCATCATACCGTTTTCTTCCAGCAGGCGTCAAAGAGCCATCAGCATTCTGATACCTCCTTACACCCCAATGCATTCCTTTAATTCCATGATGTGAAATATAATCAATGTCTAATTGATCGATAAAAGTCGGAAGATACTCCATAATTTTCACCCTCCTTCCTATTTATAATACTTATTTCAAATTAATTTCCACGTCTACGATCTAATTCTTTAGCCATACTGTCGTAAATATCAGCATAGTCTAACATAGAATCACGATAATTGCTAATCGCTTCATCGGTTCTATTCATATCATTACGAGCTTTACTTCGTCGAGAAGTTCCTGCACTATTACGCCAAGCTTTATCGACAAATGGTATACGGCTTTTAGAATGAGCCTGAAACATATCATTTGCATCTTTTCGAACTTGTCGAGCATTTGCTCTACACGTTTTCGCATCTATACTAGGCCAATCATCATCAAAAGCTTTCTTACAAGCCTTGTAAGTATCTACCGTTTCGTCGTACAAATCTTCAGCGGCTTTTCTAGTCTTCTTGCAATAATTGCCGACTGCTTTTTCAGCCATTTTATCAGATATAGTTGGCAAATCAGAATTATTCATATATGCTAAGGCAGCAACACCCGCAGCTGTTATTGCCGCTCCAGCAGCAATTTTAGCAGCTTTAGATTTAGAAAAAGATCGTTTACTATTCGATTGGTTAGTATTATATCGGGCTTTACCAGCAGAAGTATACGATCCATCAATATTCTGATACCTCCTCACACCCCAATGCATTCCTTTAATTCCATGATGCGAAATATAATCTACATCTAATTGATCGATAAAAGTTGGAAGATACTCCATAATTTTTATCTCCCTCTCTTTACTATCCTAACCGAACTATCAATAACGCAATACTAAATAGCTCGACTATGCTAATAACAATTTGCGCTCCAATAAATTTCAAATATGCAGAACTCATATATCTCGAATGCATACTCATAAAACTAATTACTTTAAGCGAAGCGTCTATAAAGATAGACATTAAGATGCTAATAACTAAAAGTATCATTGAATATCCCAAATCCTATTTAGTCGAATCCGTTTCGTCATCCATGTTTTGAGCAAGCCATATGACACTCACAGCAGAATGTCCCAATAAAGGTATGGCTAAAATATCATCCGAGGATAAATCTCGCCATTTATCATCATATGAAGTGTATCCGTTCTTGTGCAAAATTGATTGAAGTTTTCCTCTATCGCTTTCTCTCCAACCAAGAATTCTACACATGGTATCAATTTGCGGAATATCTGGGTTGCCTTTTCTATGTCTACGACGTTGCTCAAAAATAATTTGGCAAATTCGTTGTTTAGACAATTTATAAAACTCTGAAAGTTTCATGTCTGAGACTCCTGCATTATGAAGCTTAAAAATATCGCCGTCTCTATCATATGACATAATCAAAATCACCAAACTTCATGGGTAATTAGTCGTTTGTCAATTTTTAAGCTCTAAAAACGCTTTTTAACAAGCCGTTTACCTGGGGTTTTGTAAGAGTGTTTTAGTTAACAATAAGTGCTCTTTTTATTAAACATCGAATAAATTATATGTAGACCAACCATAGTCTGGACCATCTGTGTCAAGTGATTCAGTAAAATCGAATGTGTTTAACTCACCATAACGATCCAAAATTCTTTTAACAGCTTGCTTTGATCCGTCATTTGGAATATCAGTCAAAACTGCATTATGATATTGCTTAACAAAACGGCTTTCAGCCTGCTCATAAGCGTTCATTAATTTATCAACATTATTCTCATGACGATCTTGCGCATTATACCATTTTTCAGCTTCTTTTCCACGTGCGTCCCATACCGCCATGTCTACATCATAATCTAATTCATTTATTTGTTTATACCAGTTAAAAGTTTTCGGATCAAGCCGATGATCAACCCCTTGTTCAGCAGCTTTTTTATTATATAAATCTGCATATGCAGCATAGGCTTCTCTTGCAGACTTCTTACAATCATCTTCTGCAGCTTTTACTTTTGGATCGTTTTTAAGGGCTTTAATTGCCTGATTATAAACGACATCTCTATTAGCATGTCCGCCTTTTTCATTTGCTTTCTTTAAATCGGCATCCATAAAAGTTCGATTGAGATCTAAAAAGTTACCTTTAGATTCTCGAACAGCATAGTGTTTTCTTCCAGCATCCGTCAATGTTCCATCAGGATTCTGGTATCTTCTAATACCCCAATGCATCCCCTTAATACCATGATGTGAAATATAATCCACATCTAATTGATCACTAAAAGTGGGAAGATACTCCAAAATTCCTCCTAAAAAATAAAGTATAGTAAAAAATAAAAAAGGATTGTAAAGTCTTTCGACCTCACAATCCTTTTTCAAAAGTCCTTTACTTCTTGCTATAGAAATCTGTGTACTTGCTAAGGACCATGCAAATATCCATGGCCGTAGACCAGTCTACATAGCGATGCGCTTTCTCTTTGTACAACTCTGGAACCGGACGAGGCTGCATCATCGTCCCTTTGTCAAATTCGTGGAACACCACCCGAGTTTCATCAATCGCTTTGTGATCGTCCTCGCGCTCGATGAGGGCCAACTGAATTGCCTCGAAGTCTTCCTGAGTCATCTCGTGAGCCAACACATGCCAGATAAACTGATGATTTCGATCGCCATGGTTATATGCTGGAATAGCCGTCCCGCTCATATACAACTCCTCTCAATAGTTAAGTCCCTTTTGGACTCTTGCTATAAGAGTAGGAGTTTTTTCTGCGAAAATATAAAAGAATAGTAAAATAGGCATCTTGTTTTATAAAGTATCAAAGTCGTCAATTTTTCTAAAAAGTACTCCAGATCTTGTAAAAGCATTCATTGCAGAATCTCCATACTTTTTGGACATATATGAACGAGTCTCTTTAGCTGCTTTCTTAATTTGTGCATGATCCTTATCGGTTACATATCCTTTTCGATACGCTTCTCCCCAAGCTTGTCCAAGTATCTCACGTCCATTACGCCCAATTGCAGAAACTTTTTTAGCATTCGGACTTAATTGATTGTAAAAATGATTTTCCATATCTTTATTCATCATTTTTAAATATTTCTTTTTAGCTTTTTGACTTTTACGATCTAGTCCTTCATAACGTTTTTTACCGGCAGCGGTTAGAGTGCCGTCATAATTTTCATACCTTCTCACACCCCAATGCATTCCTTTAATGCCGTGATGCGCTAAATATGAATGCTGTAAATATTTCTTGAAACGATTATCATCACCAACATTAATATCATCGGGATCGATACCATAGTCATTCATTCGAGCTAGAATAGCATTGGCTAACTCTTGTTCTTGAGACGGTTTAGCATAGTTGAAAAATCTAATAGCAGATCGTACATGCTTTGCATCAGGCATAGGAAATTTCTTCACCTTAGGCAACCCATACATCATTTTAGCATCATGTTCATCTCTAAATGAATGCGCAATAAATGATGGCTTAATATCAACATGAAGATCATCTATAAATGATGGTAGGTATTCCACTTCTACCCTCCTATTCTTATGAAGTTAAAAAATAAAAAGAATAGTAAAATAGACGGGGCTCGAACCCGTAATTCTGTCCGGTGATAGCGGTTTCCCTTTTAACCTACTATTTTACTATTCTTCTCGTATAAGAGTCGGTAAAATTGGCGAACTAATTTAGATCTAAAATGTTAACTAATGAGTCAGGTTTATTATTTTAAATTGTATACCTACGCTTTTCTCTTCAGAAAAGCAAATTCTAATAGTATCCCGAAGCATGGCGTATCTAACAATCGATGATTTTCCAAATGAATCATATGCAAATTCAGAGAGCCAACCATCGCCACGCTCAAAAATGCGGTTAATTAAATACTCGCGTTGACTATTTAAAACATCATAGTCAGTATTGTAATCAATAATTTGATAAGATCGAATTCCATGGTTTATGTTTTCTCTAATAAGTATATACAATGTTTCTTCCATTTTGAAAAATCCTTAAAAAAAGAAAAGGTGGTTAATCTTTTGACTAACCACCTCTAGAGTTTTTACAGTCCGCGTGGGACAGTCAAGTCCGACGCCATTTTCACTAATCTCATTGGTATCGGAGTACCTTGTTCAAGACACAACCAAAACACTGTCACGGCACCTGTGACACCTATTGCTACCATTTTAGGCAGCACAATATCCCAATTGACCCATTGTCGTCTCCGAGCCTCTGCTAGCTGAAGTTCGACTTTAAGTCGCTCTGCTTCTGCTTTTTCAAGATGCTCCATCGACTTTGTGAGTAATTCGATGTTCTGTGCTCCCTTGGTTGCTTTATCAGTATCAACGTGCTCCAACGCATTCTCAGTTATGCACTCTTTAAGATGCTCCTCCAAAAGATCTTTAGAAGATGGTTCTTCCTCACTGATCTCCGCATTTACAAACCCCATGTACTCTAGAAACTTAATCGGAATTAACACCTTTTCTCCTTTCAAAATATGAGACACACCGCTTGTATCTCTCAATGTAGGAAAGGTATTTTATGCGGACTGTATTCTGTTTTTAATTAAGATCGACGATTATTTGAGTTTGCTTTTTATAAACGTCGAGATAACAGCAGTTTTTCTTACCATGGAATGTAAACTCGAAATATAATCCATCACCATCGCGGGGAACACCGAATAAACCTTTAAAATTCTCGATAGCTTTACATTTCCATGTTGTATACACTTCATCCGGAGAAATTGAACCAAATATACTGACAAGTTCATCCTGATTATTCCACCAATTAGCAATGGCTGTAGTAGCAAGTTTATTAAACTTTTCATCAGTCATTTCGCCGTATAAATCACTCATAGTAATATCTCCTAAGGCATTCGACGATTTCTATAACGCTCGATTAAATCGTTGGTCGCATCAATGGCTGCTTGTGTCGCCATACTAATCACTGCCGGAGCACCGTTAGTTCGAATATTATTAATATTATTATATATGTCTCGGCCATTTCGAATAGCTGTAGCATATGTACTAGGATCATCTGGATCGAAATCTCGTGTAACTCGATTAACTACAGCATTTCTAGCAGTTCGAACACCTGCTCGAGCAGCATTTCCTACTGCATTTCTAATTGTTCGACCGGCTTGAGATACGCCATTTCTAACGGCATTTCTGGTTGACGTATTAGCAGCTTCTTGTGCTTTAGATCTAGTATACTGTTTATTGGCATTATGTGTATTGTTATTAGCATTATTTCTAGCAGCTTTATTAAGCAAATATGCGCTTGTTCCGGCTACGGCTGCTGTTGCTCCAACTCCTAATGCAATTTTTCCAGCTTTACGGAGTGCTTGTTGCTTTTTAGTTAATCCTTTTGTTGTAGCATTTTTCGGATTAACTTGTTTATACCGACGATTTTCCATAAAGTAATATGGTACTTTTTTAGCACTACCATAAGTTAATGCTGCTCCACCAGCTAATGCAACAGGAGCAAGTGCTCTAGTATTAGGATTAGAATATAAATACGCAGCTCCAGCAGCGGTTAATGCGGCTTTAGCAGCAGTATTAAATCCTGCCCATTTAAGTCTGTGCTTCGCAACAATTTCTCTACCAGCATTAATATCTTGTTTGTTTAAATCGGCATGTTTTCTATCAGAACGAGTTTGCGTTCGACGAATTTCTCCAGAAAGTAATTTCTTTATTTTAGGATTATTGCTTCGCTCACTCATTCGCTGAAGTCTATTAATTTTGTAATATTTACGAGCATCTTGTATGCCATATCGACGCTTGCCGGCAGGCGTAAGATGGCCATTCGCATCCTCGAATCTACGCACTCCCCACTTCATGCCTTTAATTCCGTGATGCATTAAAAACATATCATCCATACATTTATGCTCCTTTATTTCTTTGGAGCATTAACTGCTCAACGAATTACTCATTCTGCTTATAATAATTATTAGTACTAACGCCAAGAAGTGCGCCAAGAAACGTATCGATAACAGTAATAGTACCAACAATTTCCTCACCGAACGGGAGTCCCCAAATCCTAGCAAGTCCAAAATATAAAGTACCGAGAGCGGGAAGAACAATAAGTGCAATCCACTTAAGAAGATCGTAATATTTGTTACTAAGAATCATAATACTTATACTCCTTACATCTGACCAAGTATTCTTCGTCCAGCAGTAAACGCTTTAGATTTATAAACCTCGCCCATAGTAGTGCGATACGAACCCTGTAAAGTAATCGCATCCATGTTGAATACAATTACTGGAGATTGAGCTTGTACTGTATTATATAATGCATCATTGGTGTCTAATACAGCATCATAACCATTTTTCTTAAGTTCATTAAAAAATTTTGCTCGCTGAACTTGGACATCATGAGCATCTCGTTCATTGCCATTACCATCGCTAGGAATAGCATGATTAAAAATTCGATATACAAGATCTAGATCTTTATCAGTCGGAATATAACTCGGATCTTGCATTTTGTTCATGGTTCTACGAGCAGTTTCATAACCAGGGCTGATTCGATGAACACCATCCTCAAAACGTTGTCTAAGTCGAGATGGATCCGTAATAAAATTATAAAAATCTCGATCTGTTTCATATAATTTTCGAAAAGCATTGGCACCGCTATCTTCTGATGCTATCTTAATATCTTTGTTAGCAACATTTTGGATAGAATATTTATAAAACATTCCAGTACCGATAGCATTTCCATTAATGTCGTAGACTGTTTGCGGGACTTTTTTATCGAAAAATTCTTTATAATGGTCAACATCCGCGTTAGTATGCGATGCAAAAAACATATCGGCATTTTTAGTACGATTTGGATCCATACTAAGCGTTTTAAAAACAGTGCCTTTACTCAATACTTCATCATAATGCTTTTTATTGTAGCGACTATATTTTTTCTTTCTAGCTTCTTTAATGGCTTTCCGCTCAGTTGGTGTATATGAACCTCCTTTAAGCGGGTAAGGCGGACCGTTACGTTTACCCCATTTTTGGCCGAGAATACCATGATGAGCCAAGTATTTGTCCATCGTGCATTATCTCCTCCGATTTTATTTTCTGAAAAATCCCGACGGAAAAATTCGTGCTTTACAAAAATAAAAAGGAAACCCAAAGCTCCATAATAAAATTTATAGAACTTTGGATTTCCATTTTGAATTTAATTAATAGTCATTGTATAGCACTAATCCGAAACAGAATACAGCTATTATAATGCCTATGATTCTACATAAATTAATTACTGCGTCTTCAAACATCGGCATCGCGCTTCTTTTTACCTCGCTCAATAATTTCCTGCACCTTAGCTTTGGCTTCTTCGATAGATGCTGAACTAGGACGATTGTCTATAATGTCTATCTTCTTGCGAGAACGACGATTACCATTTCTACGTTTATTAATAAGTTCGCCTATGTTAATAATCATGATAGAATCCTTTTAATGATAGATTAATTTTTAAACCTTATCAATCCAAATAGCATCAATAGATGAGCCAGCAACAGCTAAAGTAGTGCCCTCGGTATCGCTTGTCTTCATAACCGGTAACCAAGAACCACCTTTAGCATGGATACTAAATATAAACCCTGCTCCGACAATCTCAATGCCAGTAATGGGCGTATCATCACCAAGAGCCTCGGCCTTGTTCATACCAAAACCAGTTTTATAAGGAAGCCACTTACCACGCTTATTGCGAACACGCGCCTTGAGAATATCAGCAGCTTCGATAGTAAAATTAATAATTGGCAGACCTAAAATACCAGCATAATCGATATCGCTGCCATCCATAGCCTCAACACCGAGCATTTCAGCACCCCAACCATCTGAATTCTTGATAGCATAATGGGGATGAATAGGTGCCTTAACAGCAATCTTTTTCTCATCAACGTCAGCCATAAAAATATCCTTTCCTAAACTTCCCGAATCTCAAGTTGCTTGACGCGTTCAACATATGAATCTATAAAACCGTTCTTAGGATTTATGACGGTATACTTTTTGTGCATGTCCATGAGTGAACTAAGTTCTTCTGAGGTAATCCACCCACGAGTAATATACTTTTCGCAATAATGAAGAATGGTGGTACGCATGGTTGCCTGAGTGGCATCTCCAATACCATCCATTTTTTCATCCATCTTTTTGCGCCAAGCTTTACTCTCGTCACTATAATTTTTAAGTGTGTCTAATACAAGTTTAACCAGCCATCCAACCGTGCCAGTAAGAATGGTCTGAAATATCAATCCGGC